TTTGTAATGAAATTTGTAATGAAATTTGTAATGAAAATGCCGTGTTTTTGCACGGCTTATTTTTTTTACATATTAGAAAACAACGCAGCCATTTTATTCTGGTGTTTTAGTCTTTCATTCTGGTATGTATGTTCCGTCCTCGTTCATTGTAACAAGGGCGGGATTTTTTGTGTTTGCGAAAGGGATGTATCTTACAAAATAGTCCAGTCCCTCAATCAGATTCATGCTTCGTTACACCTCTTAATGCTTCAATAATTTTAATATTTGCTTCTACTTCTTCTTTGGAAGTATTTCTAGCAGTGTCTAATAAAATGCGGCATTCTGGACGATTCTTTAGCATATCCAAATACTCCCAAATATGCTCCTCGTCTTTAGAAACAGTGGTGGAATAAGATTCTTCAACATCCTCACCATCGCATATATCGCACATATCGCAGATATTAACACATAGAATTTCTGCTATTTTTGCGATTTGTTCCGCACTTGGGGAAGATTTCCCTTGTTTCCAATCTTGAACGCAAGTAGATGTTCTACCTATTGCCCTTGCCACAAATGCTTTTGAAACACCTCTGCTATCTCTTATTTTCTCAAATTTATCAAAATTGAACATAATACACCCCTCATTCTTGTGCAATCTTACAAAGATTCGAAAAATTGCATAATCTTTAAAAAATAGCATTGACTTTTGCATAAAGATGAGATAGTATAATGCCGTCGGGTATGAAAAAGGGTACAAAAATTACAACCCCCTCAAAATGCGGTCTTATGATTATTATAAAAGTTGGCACTCTTATTTTAATCATTTTTTTGTACCCTTGTCAAGAGCTTTAACCGATATTTTATAAGATAGGAGGTGCTAAATGAGTATCAGAGATATGCGACTCCGTGCTGATATGAGCCAGGCTGAACTGGCTGAAAAGATTGGAGTAACACAGCATACTGTCTCCGATTGGGAGGCGGGGAAGATTCACCCACGGGTAGGCAGACTTATGGGATTGTCTAAAATTCTTGATTGTTCCGTGGAAGAACTTGTAGAGGGCGAATGAAATGAAATACATTGAAATTGTTAGAAAACTCGCAAAAAAAGAAACTGGCGAAAGCCCTTGTTCCGTTAATGATGGTAAATGTCCAAATCGTACGGCATTTTGTAGGGCAAGTTGCGAGAAACTCAAAGAGTACTCCGCAAGATACGAGGCCGCTTATCAGAAATATTCGACAGATAAACGGTTGTTGGCAGATAAACTAGGTGACAACACCTATGCGGAAAAGGGTGTGAGAATCCACAACAAGACCAAGGGCCTTAAGGAGGCCTATGTGTACAAGGAGAGACATTTCCGATGACAGATTTAGAGAGATTCAAACGAAGATATCTAGACCTCGTTTCCGGGAAAATGATATACCTGGGGATTGGTATGGAAGACCTCGCAAGGGCTACCAATGTAAGTGTTTCAACCGCATACAGAAAGCATAATAAACCGTGGTTGTGGTCTGTCGGAGACATCGTTCACATGGCAAAACTGTTTGAAATGAATCCAAACGAAATGTTTCTAATGTTAGGAGAAAAGCAATGAAAGTTAGGACTAAGCGTATTCTGTGCCGATGGGCCGGGTGGTTATCATTCCTGGTAGCACTTGGTCTTGTAGGTGGGGTTGAAAACGGTGCTTCTATTATCAATATGGTATGGGCTTTCGTTGCTCTCCTGGCATGGGTAGCATTTATGTGGAAAGGTGGTGCTTTTAATGGCAAGGTTTGATATCCCGGAGCCGTCTCTTGAACCGCCGGAGTATGAAGAGGTACTTCCGAATGAGTGTCCTATATGCGGTAGCAAGGATTACGGACAATTCTATTACAACAATTACAACCATGAGGTGTGCGGATGCGATGATTGCGTATCTATCAAAGAGTGGTATGAGTGGGGTGAGTGGAATTGAAAAGCTGGACAAGAAAGCACATGGAAGAAAAATACGGGTGCGAGTATTGCGTAGAGGGTCGTAAGGTTGTGAAGGACACTGACATGGAGCGTTCCATGTGGTGCGGTAAAGAGAAATGCAGATATTCTGAGGTGCTTGATGAATATCCAAACTACCGTGCTTATGAAAGAACCACAAGCAACGGTTTAAGCCTTAAAGAATTACTTGGTATGACGAATGACAAATAAAAAATTAGGAAACGACTTTGAAAGTCTATTTTGTGAAATGCTTTCCGAGCATGGGTTTTGGGTGCATAACATGGCTCAAACTCAATCCGGGCAACCGGCAGATGTTATTGCTACAAGAAATGGGAAATCCTATCTGATAGATTGTAAGGTGTGTTCGTCCAGGGGTTTTGCATTATCAAGAATTGAGGAAAACCAGGAACTGTCAATGAACTTGTGGAAACAATGTGGAAACGGAGACGGCCTTTTTGCTTTTCTAATTGGTGAACAAGTGGCGCTTACAACGCTATGGACTTTGTTAGCATACAGAGATAACACTGGTACAAAAATATCAAATAGCGTTCTTTTTGATATGTGCGTTCCTTTTGAAAAGTGGGTGAAGAAATGCAAGTAGATATTGGCAATGTAATAACCATCAAATCACCAAGTGTGGAGATTGCAACATACACCAAGGAAAACCTTGTGATATCAAACCCGGAATACGCTAAAAAGCTGAAAATGGGATTTTGGTTGGGGAATACCCCAAAGCAACTTGAACTGTTTGAAGTCGTTGGGGATTCCGTAATCCTACCTTACGGGGTGTTAAGAGACCTTTTACCGCTACTACCGCAAAATCTATCATGTTCTTTCCAAAATTCAGAATCTGTTGATTATGGGAATCCTATTCCATTGTACGATTATCAGGAAGAGGCCGTGAATGCCATGGTGGATTCATGCTACGGAATCCTACAGAGTGCTGCCGGGAGTGGTAAAACACAGATGGGTTTAGCAATCATTCAAAGGTTTGGTAAAAGGGCATTGTGGCTTACCCACACAAAGGATTTGTTAGACCAGAGTAGGAACCGGGCATTGCAGTATATGGATAAAAAGCTTATGGGTACTATCACTGAGGGTAAGGTGCATATCGGAACTGGAATTACATTTGCTACAATTCAGACCATGAGCAAACTGGATTTAGAGCGGTATAAAGATTACTGGGATGTTATAATAACGGACGAGTGTCACAGAGTTGCCGGCTCACCGACTTCCGTTTCCATGTTCTATAAGGTGCTTAATTCATTGAGGGCAAGGCATAAATACGGACTATCAGCTACTGTACACCGTGCTGACGGACTCATCACAGCAACTTATTCAATCATAGGGAATGTGGTTTATTCCGTGCCGGAAGAGGCTGTTTCCGAAAAGGTTATGACGGTTGGAATTCAAGTTGTTCCAACGGGGACAAAACTAACAAGCGAATCACTCAACACTGATGGAACGCTCAATTACCAACTGCTTATAAATAATCTTACGAAAGATTATGAACGGAACAACCTAATAGTATCACAATTAGTGGGTAATAAAAGGCACAGTATTTTGATTTTGTCGAGCCGGGTTGAACATCTGGAAACGCTGAAAAATCTGTTGCCGCAAGATATGCAAACCTACGCTGCTGTAATCAATGGAAAGATGACAAGCAAGAAAATGAAAGCATACCGGGAAGAGGCTATCGAGCAAATGCGTTCCGGGAAACTGAAATATCTGTTTGCAACATTTTCCCTTGCCAAAGAGGGTTTGGATGTTCCAAGGTTAGATAGGCTATTCCTTGTTACCCCGGAAAGTGATTATGCGGTGGTTACCCAGAGTATAGGAAGAATCGCAAGGACATTTGATGGTAAGGAATCCCCGGTGGCATATGATTTTGTGGATGATTTTAGGAAAGCGGTGTTTTGGTATAAAGCAAGAGTGCGGCATTACACAAAAGCCGGGTGCGAGTTTGTTGAGGTGGACAGATGAATAACCTATACATTTTCGATTGCGAAGTTTTCGCACACGATTGGTTAATCGTCTTTAAGAACAAAGAAACTCGTCAATATACCGTTATTTGGAATGATAACGATGCCGTAATTGAGTTTATGGCGAGTAAACCACTTGTAGCCGGATTCAATAATAAGCATTATGACCAATTTATTGTAAAGGCTATCATGCAAGGATGTTCCCCGGAAGAAGTGAAAAGTGTTAATGATTACATCATTCTTGAGGGTGGTAACGCATGGGACATTCCGTTTATAAGGCAAGCACCCAGGTTTAACCAGTATGACCTCATGGACGATTGCCAGAAAGGTTTATCCTTAAAGGCTATCGAGGCTCACCTAGGAATGAATATTGAGGAAACAACTGTTGATTTCAACATTTCACGGCACTTGTCAGATGATGAAAAACAAAGGACAGAGTTTTATTGTAAATGTGATGTGGATGCCACGGACAACCTGTGTGATTTACGGCAAGATTATCTGAATAATAAAATCCGTTTAGGACAAGAATGCGGTCTGTCTGCCGAAGAGGCATTGTACATGACCAATGCGACATTAACCTCAAAGTATCTTAAAGCTGTAAAGCCGGAGAAACCGTGGGACGATGAACGAAATTACAAATTCCCGGAGAATCTAAAATTTGAATATATCCCGGAAGAAGTGATTAAGTTTTTTGAAAGAATCCATGACATGAACATTCCATCAAAAAAACTCTTCAACTCGAAGATTGGCATTACTGTTGGAAATTGTCCTGCCACCATAGCATTTGGTGGAATCCACGGTGCTATTCCTTGCTATAAGGAGGTGGTTGAGGTATGAGACTTATTCGTAATTATGATGTAGCTTCATACTACTGAACCCACACCTCATGACCCTATGTGGCTACACTTCAAGAAACATCCCATCAGCAGAAAGCTATGAAGCCATGTTGGAACGCAGAATAAAGGCGAAACGCTCAGGAGATAAAGCCACAGCAAATGCCTTAAAGCTGGTTGCCAATACAACCTATGGTGCAATGCTTTCAAAGTTTAATGCTTTATATGACCCGTTGATGGGTCGGTCTGTATGCATTTCCGGGCAGCTATTTCTGTTAGAACTCGCAAACCATCTGGTACAAGATTGCAAAACTTTAACCGTAATCCAGTTAAACACTGACGGCATTATGGTAAGTTTTGAGGACTCTGAGTACGAAAAAGTTTTGGAAATAACCGGGGAGTGGCAACAAAGAACCGGGTTTGAACTAGAGGAAGATGCAATATCTGGAATCATACAAAAAGATGTTAACAATTATGTTGAGATTCCTACAGAGGGAAATCCGAAAATTAAAGGTGGAATGGTTTTTAGAGGAATAGCACCAGCCGGAGCATTTAACATCAATAACAATGCAACAGTAATAGCCCGTGCTATTGTGGATTGTTTAAGCAAAGGTGTACCCGTAGAGGAAACCATAAATTCTTGTGACACAGTGCTGGATTTTCAGATTATTGCAAAGGCTTGGATCAAATGCGGTAATGCTTTCCACATTATCAATGGTAAGCGTGTAGAGGTGCAGAGAGTAAACCGGGTGTATGCAAGTAAAGATTGGAATTACGGAAACCTGGTCATGTTTGACAAAGATATTGACGGTTACAGAGTTATTCCAAACTTGCCACCGTTCTGCATTGTGGACAACAGTAACAAAATCACAATTAACCAAATTGACAAAACCTACTATATCCGAAAAGCCAGGAAGTGTGTAAACGATTTCCTTGGAACCGGGAATGCAAAGGTTAACAAACGCAATATAACGAAATCAAAAAAATTAATAATGGAGGTACTAAGCTATGGCGAAAACGGAAACCTATTCGGGAATGAATGTATACCAAAAATTGATATTGGCACGAAAGATGTTCCTGGAAGTGGGTGCCAGGAAGAGCGGAAAGAATAATTCCCTGGAATACCACTACTTTGAGCTGGAGGATATTGTCCCCACGGCAACACAGATTTTTTCTGAAATCGGACTCATTGGCCTTGTGTGTTTCGATGAAACAACCGCTATTATGTCCGTGGTAAACACAGATAAGCCGGAAGAATCAACTGTATTCTCAGCCCCCATGCGATTCATGGAGCCTAACCGTGGCACGAACCCCGTCCAGGCTCTTGGAGCCTCGTCTACCTACATGAGACGGTATCTGTATATGCAAGCCTTGGATATCGTAGAATCCGACTCCATTGAGCCTATGACCTGGAAAGAACCTAAAGAAGATGAAGTAAAGCCTAAGAAACCCGCAACCAAAGAGGAGAGGGAAACCATCAAGGCAGAACTTACATCAGCCGATAATAAGGCAAACGACCTCCAGGTTAAGGCTCTCATGAATGCTTGCAATGCCCTACTTGATGCAGACGAAACCCAGGAAGAATTTGTTCAGCAGATTGCACAGCAGACGGAGGGACTTAAGAACATACTTCCGAACAATGCGAAACTCTGGTGAATGCAATCAACGATATTTTGAAGAATTATGGTGCTTGAGTATGGAATGGATTGAGGGAAACCGGCTCAAAATAGACCCCCCGGCAAAGCCTAAAAAGATAACCGGCACAAGATTTGCCGCAATACTTGGTAAATCACCGTGGGCAACCCCTTTTGAGATTTGGTGCGAAATCTGCCGGGTATATCAGAAACCTTTTGAGGGAACAAAGTACACAGAGGCCGGAAAGACCATTGAGCCGAAACAAGCTGATTACATGAAGAGGTCTTACTTCATGACACACATCATTCGTCCTTCCGACATTTACGGAGAGGATTACTTCAAGAAAACCTATGGAGATTTCTTCCCGCAAAATAAGGTCTTCGGTGGAATGTGGGACTACCTTAACGATGATACCGTTCTGGAAATGAAGACATCCAAACGAGTAGAAGATTGGGAGACAGACATCCCGGAATACTACGCACTCCAGGCTGCTTTATATGCCTACCTAAAACAATTCCAGAATGTAGTCATGGTTGCTTCGTTTCTTGAGGAAAAAGATTACGATAGTCCAGAAGAATTTGTTCCGTCTTCCAAAAACACAATAGTCCGGCCATTTGCACTGTATGATAGATACCCGGAATTTCATGAGCACATTGACTACTGTCTACAGTGGTGGGAAATGTTCGTAGAGGCGGGTGTTTCACCCCCTTATGACGAAAAGAGAGATGCCGAAATTCTGAAAGTATTACGAACTAAATGTGTTGATGTTGCAAACAGTGATAAGGAAGACCTATTGCGTGAGGCTGAAACACTAAAGGCTGAATTAGACGAAAATTCTGCCAAAATGAAAGACAAAGAGGATCGGTATAAGAAGATTGTCGAGGCATTTAAATTCGATTCTGTGAATGATTTTACGCCTGGGACTAATGAGGTGGATATAACCGGGAGCAAATATGTTTGGAGGATAACTCAAAGCGGTGGTGGTCTTGCTCTGGATGAAGATGCCATGAAAGCAGACGGAGTTTTTGAGAAATATCTGACCAAACAAAAACCGAAAACATTAAAAATTACAGCTTATAAATTAAATGGAAAGTGAGGAAATTATATGTCAAGAATTACATTAACCGGGGGATTCTCTTTGATGCCGGAGGGAGATTATGTCTTCAAAATCGTTGAGGCTGAGTATAAGGAGGATTTTGGAAAAATCAAAATCACTATGGAAAACGAAGCTGGAAAGAAACATTTTGAAAACTTTACAATTGTAGATGCAAAGGGAAATGTGAATGATGCCGCCTCCGGGGCTTTCTCTGCACTGGCAAAGACCGCAATGGATGATAACACTCTCACAGACATTGACCCGGAAGAACTCGTTGGCAAGTACCTCAAAGGGCTTATTGCACACCGTGAATACACCGCAACAGACGGAACTGTTAAGAAATCTACAACCAAGGCTCCTGGAACATGGTGGGAACACCCGGACGAGTCAGAGATTGCTCAATATGAATCTGTACGCTCGGCAAAGAAGACCGAAAACAAAGCACCTATTGACCTTAAATCTATTCTCAACAGATAAGGGGTAACCAATGATTAAAGACAGCGGTAATCGCAGAGAGTTTGATTCTGGTGCTGTCCGTGATATTGACGATGCCAAGGGGAGATGCGATTTACTCCCTTTGGATATCGTAGGACTTGTTACCAATGATGTTCTTTACTCCTATCTTAATAATTTCATTAGAACCGGGAAAACGCTTGAATTATACAAGGCTATCAAGTGGTTTTGTAAAAAGAATGAGTGGGACATTTTCACGGCTATTCTGGAAGTATCAATTCATTATAAAGACGGGTGCGAAAAGTACGGTGAACGGAACTGGGAAAAGGGCATTCCGTTACATTGCTACATGGATTCTGCTATTCGGCATTATACGAAATGTCTCCGTGGTGATAATGACGAAAGGCATGACCGGGCATTCCTTTGGAATTTGTTTGGAGCATGGTGGACGGTGTGCAATAAGCCGGAACTAAACGATTTACCTTTTAAGGAGAATGAAAATGAAAATCATTAATCCTAGTATTGAGATTCTTACAACAGATGCAGAAATGCAAAATGCCATGAGTCGGATTGAGCAGTGTGGAAGAGTTTGCTATAAGAGTGAGGATAAAATTTCAGAAACAAGTGCTGACAAATTCATTGCCGGCATTATTGCGAGAGGACATGAGGCAGTGCTGGAACACTTTTCTATAAGTGTAAAAATCACTTGTGACCGTGGTGTTTCCCATGAGATTGTACGGCACAGAATGGCCTCATATTGCCAGGAAAGCACAAGGTACTGCAATTACTCAAAAGACAAGTTTAACAACGAAATCACAGTAATTCAGCCGTGTTACCTCGCAGAGCATACAGACGGATATAATTACTGGAAAAGGTCTTGTTATGCAGCCGAAAAGGCTTATTTTGATATGCTGAACTGGGGATGCTCACCGCAAGAGGCAAGGGCAGTTTTACCAAACTCGTTGAAAACAGAGATTGTCATGACGGCAAACATCCGTGAGTGGCGGCATTTTCTGAAATTAAGAACATCTCCGGCAGCTCACCCACAGATTGTGGAAGTGGCAAACATGATTCTCACGGAATTTAAGTATAGGTTGCCGGTCTTGTTTGGTGACTTTTTGGAGGTTTGATATGGCATTTTTCAACAAGTTTAAAGGTAGGATTTGCGAGGTTGTATTCTCTCCGAAAGAGCAAGAGGCTATTGATAAAGAAGTTACAAAGCAGCTCCGCAAGGAAATCCGCAGGATGGAAATGGACTTTGATGCTTCAATGCTCTGGATGCTCCATGAGGTATTTGGTTTCGGGCCGGTAAAACTCAGAAAAGCGTGGGAGAAGATGTACCAATCAAATCGGCAGTATGAACTGTATTACAACCTGGATGTAGGTGACGGAACATGGATGTGTGCCGAAAAGCTGAAAGAATACGGTTGTGATGTTAAGCAATGGTATAAGGATGCGAACTTACTATGAATGCTGACAACATTCCAAAAGAGTTAAAAGAACTTAACCAGTGGGTGTGTGCTTGGGGTACTTCCAAAGTACCCATGCAAGCATATAAAAACAAAGCGGCCTCTGCCACAAAGCCGGAAACATGGTCATCATTCGATATGGCTTTATTTGCAGTAAACCGTGGATGGTATGACAACCTTGGTTTCGTCTTTGCGGATAATGGCATCGTTGGGATTGACATTGATTGCGGTTTTGATTCTAACGGTATTACGGAATTGTGCCGTGAAATAATCGGTGCTTGTAAATCATATACAGAGAAAAGCCGTAGCGGTCGAGGTGTACATATTCTGTTAAAAGGCACATTACCTTTCAAAGGTAAAAACAACGGTGCCGGAGTGGAAATATATCAGAGCGGTAGGTATTTCCTGGTTACCGGGGATATGTTGGATTATTCAGAAGTAATTGAGAATCAATCAGCCATTGATTATGTGATTGATAAGTATTTCCCGGAAACGGAAAAAGAATCAAATACTGAATATCAGCAGAGGATTTACTCCCCAGTTTTCGGAAAGCCGGAAAATGGCAGAATCAACATACGACCTAAATATCCACCTATAACAAGCGGTAGCAGAAACCTTTCTCTGACAAGCCTGGCGGGGCAGATGCACACGCAAGGCTATGATAAGTCAACGATATACAGGGAATTGTTATATGCCAACAGAGAGGCTTGTAAACCACCTCTGTTTGACAGAGAAATTGAGAGCATTGTAAACAGTGTTACAAGATATAGGAGATGAGTTATGAAAGATAAATCTGTTTCCCGTGTATCTGAATGCAGACACATTTATGACCATAAGGTTTGTATTAAATGTGGACATACAATGCCTGGATACGAAAATATGGTGCTGAAAGATTGCCCATTCTGTGGTGGTGAAGCGTTCTTAATTTACGGGATGACCCGTGAAATTGCCTGGGTGGAATGTGAGAAATGCAGAATTGCCACAAGAATGCACAAGAGCCATAAAGTGAACGGCGTATTTAAATCGGCTGAGGAACTTTCAGCAGAAGAGTGGAATAGGAGAGCATATGAAGATTGCGAACTGTAAAAAATGTGGTGGATTGGCAAGAGTGTTTTACACCTATAACGATAACAACGGATGGGAAAGTGATGCATGGTATCCAAACGAGGCGGGGTTTGTTCGTTGTTCGGTATGCGGTGCAAAAACAGAAAAACACTTAACCGTAACAAAAGCGGTTGAAGCGTGGAATAGGGGTGCTGAATGACCCTTAAAATCGACAAACCAATTAGACTAATCGAACTGTTTGCCGGGGTAGGAAGTCAGGCAATGGCCTTGCGAGATATTAGTGCTGACTTTGAACACTACAGAGTCGTGGAGTTTGATAGGTATCCCACCGCAAGTTACAACGCAATCCACGGCACAAACTTTACATCATTTGATTGTATGTATGCAAATAGGTTTATTGATGGTGATGATTTTTGGTCTCACGGTGAACGGAGGGAAGACAAATGAAAACAATAACATATGAAGAATTAAAAGTTATTTTGGAAAAACACGGAAAATGGTTAAGAAATGAAGGTGGTGGGGAACGAGCAATTTTAGACGACTATGATTTGTCAAATAAATATCTGAACGGTGCCTCGCTGAACTATGCCTCGCTGAACGGTGCCTCGCTGAACGGTGCCTCACTGGACGGTGCCTCGCTGAACTATGCCTCGCTGAACTATGCCTCGCTGAACTATGCCTCGCTGAACGATGCCTCGCTGAACTATGCCTCGCTGAACTATGCCTCGCTGAACTATGCCTCGCTGAACGGTGCCTCACTGGACGGTGCCTCGCTGAACGGTGCCTCGCTGAACTATGCCTCGCTGAAAGGTGCGAAAAATGTTCCTTTCATTCCGTTAAACTGCCCGGATTCTGGGTCTTTTATCGGTTGGAAAAAAGCCGGGGGAAAAATCGTGAAACTCAAAATTCCTTATTCTGCGAAAAGAAGCAGTGCTACATCTTACAAGTGCCGGTGCGACCAGGCTAAAGTAATAGCAATAGAAAATCTTGACGGAACACCGTCAGAAACTAAAAAAGTGACGAGCGATTATGACGAATATTTTGATTACGAAGTTGGGAAAACCGTGTCGGTAGATAATTTTGATGATAACCGTTGGAACGAATGTGCGACTGGGATTCATTTTTTTATAAACCGACAGAGTGCCGTGGAATATTGAGGTGAGCGAATGACTAACGAAGAAGCACTACAAATCATCGACACAGCCATTGCTGAAGTAGAGTGGGAATATCCTATGGAGTATGCCGTGGCATTTGAGTTGGCGAAAAAGGCACTGGAAAAGCAGATTCCTCACAAGCACAAGAAGTTTAAGAGCGTTTGCGAGTGCGGTCATGGTGTGTTTCCGCACATGAATTACTGTGATGCTTGTGGACATAGATTGGAGTGGGTGTGATGCGGTATAAATCTTATGTGGCATATCAAATGCCTGGCCAAACAGGCGGCATTTTTATGAGTCACGAAATATCCTATGACACGGCAGAGAACCTTAATTCCCTTATTGACTACATTTCAAAAAATTATGCAGACGGTAAAGATGTAATTATTCTTAACATTATCCCTTTGAAAGTTGGTGAAAATGAGTAAGATTTACTAGTAATTCAGTATTATTTACTGCGAAAGGAGTATTTTATGAGAATACAAGTTATCATCAACGGCCCACTGGCAACACGCATTACAAACTACATTCGCTCATCCGGCTTACATCTTACTGAACTTGTAAAGGTTTCTCTCGATGAATACCTCAAACGGAGAGGTGCATAGCCGATGGAAAACCAGGAGGAATGGTTTGAGTTAGCCGATGGCCGTCTCATAGCGGATGCAGACATTTCCGCAAAGATGGTAAAGTTGAAGAAACTCAAGCCGGAGAAAACACAGCAGAATGCCACAAACTTCACATGGGACAATTCCGGCACGGCAGAACTTTTTGCAGAAATCTATTCCGTAGATGCAAGGTACTGCCCGGAGCGTAAGAGTTGGTACACCTTTGACGGCACCCGCTGGTGCAAGGATGTAGAGGGGTTGCTTGTGTCATCAAAGCTGCGTGAGTTTGTACGGCTCCTTGCCTTATATGCCGCAGAAATCAAGGATGAAGAAATCCGTGGAAAGTACCTCAAGTACATTGCAAAGCTTGGTGACAGGTCTTCCAGAGAGCATATCCTAAAAGATGCAAAGGAAAACATGGTCATTTCTGCCAGCAATTTTGACAATAAACCATACTTAATAAATTGTCAGAACGGCACATTCGACCTTTCCAAGAACAGATTCCGGGAGCATACTCGGGAAGATTACCTCACAATGAAGACAAATTTTGACTATACCGTACAGCGTAGTAAAGACATTCTTTTCCCCCGGTGGCAGAAGTTTGTAAACGAGGTAACAAGCAACGACCAGGAGAAAGCAGAGTATCTACAGCGGGCTTTAGGATATTCAATTCTAGGCACAAGCAAAGAGGAGTGTATGTTTATTTTGCATGGCAGAACGACCCGTAATGGCAAGTCTACCATGCTATCAGCCATACACCACCTACTTGGAGATTATGCCTCAGTATCCCCGGTAAGTATAATCTGCAAATCAGACCGGGCCAAGAACGCAGAAGCGGCCTCTCCTACGATTGCAGCACTAAAGGGAAAGCGGTTTGTTACAATGGCAGAAAGCAATCAGTATGGCCGGCTGGATGAAGAGACAATAAAGCAGCTTACCGGCGGCGAGGAAATAACCGCCCGCAATCTGTATGAATCGGTTATGACATTCCTGCCACAGTTTACGCTCTGGCTCTCTTGTAATGACCTGCCATCGGTGCAAGATAAATCCTTATTCGCCTCAGACCGGGTTAGGGTGATTGAGTTTAACCGGCATTTTACAGCAGATGAACGAGACGAAAGTCTAAAGGATTTATTCCAGACCCAGGATGCTATGAGAGGCATTTTTGCGTGGTTGGTAGAGGGATACCAGGCTTATAAAAAACTGGGGTTAAAGATGCCGGAATCAATTCAGCGTGTGGTCAATCAGTATGAAAAAGATAATGATTTGATTTTGCAGTTTCTTGAGGAGAAATGCGAACGGTCATACGATGGTAAAATCCGGCAGAATGATTTGTATTCCCAGTACAAGATTTGGTGCAAGAGTAATGGGTATTATGTCACGCATTCAAAAAAATTTGCAGCCGGTTTGAACTCTCACCCGGAGTGGGTGCATGATTCGTACATGAGCCATGGGTACAAGGTGATTGTGGGTGTAGTTTTAAGATGTTAAAACGCTAAACTGGCTGAAAATTGCTGAAAATGGGTGTGTTGGGTAGAGTATATTACCTTTTTGCGTATAACTTTTACTAAAAGAGTGTCTTTATAGAGAAGTTATAGGAAAAAACCACTTTTACTCTACCCAACTCACCCGGTAGAATTAGTTGAGGAGTGAAAAAAATGGACGAAAAAGAATTGGTTGATATCGGGAAAAAGGCTGTGGAAAAGAAGAAAAAATCTGAGAAGAAAATAGACCCCTACACCGGCAGACCAATCAACCCAAAAACTGGAAAGCCAAAGCAGATTAGACCGAAACAGCCGGAACGCTCTGCCAGAATGTTGGCTGATTTCAACACACTCCCGGAGGGTGTGGGGCAGAAGATGATTAGCAATAATCTGGAATTGTGGAATTTGCCAAAGATTGATACCAACGATGTGGAACAAGTTAGACAGAGAACTATTGACTATTTCAGTATTGTTGCTAAAAACGATGTTAAACCTACTGTTGCGGCTTATGCTTTCGCTCTTGGTGTTGACCGCAGAACGCTGTGGCAGTATGTGAATGGGATAATCCCCAAGCCGCCAGAGGTGCAAGACACAATCAAAAAAGCATACGAATTTTTGAACTTAATGATGGAAGATTATATGCATAACGGGCAAATTAACCCGGTTTCCGGTATTTTTTTGATGAAAAACAATTTCGGATACCAGGATAAGCAAGAGGTGGTAGTTACCCCGGCAAACAATCTGGGAGAAGCAACCGACCAAAAAGCCCTGGAGCAGAAGTACATGGATGCCGTGGTTTTGGATGAATAGGGGGTGATGGCATGATAACAAACCCGCAGAAGGCAATTAAGCAATTCTGCTACGAATGCAGCGGGGAAAGCTGGGCAGAAGTAAAACGGTGTACAAGCGTTTCTTGTCCTCTGTTTGATTTCCGTTTTGGAAAGAATCCGTTCCGGCAGAAAAGGATCTTAACGGATGAGCAAAAAGCAAAAAACGCAGAAAGACTCGCAGAAGCGAGAGAACGCAGAAAAAGTACTGAATAATAGATGTAAAAACTTTCGCAGAAACGATTTGAACGCAGAAGTAGTCAATTTATACCCAAAATGTGTAAAATCAATTCTAGACGGAAAATCGTTGTAAAATTCCATAGGCTACGATATATCAAAAAAAACAGACAAAACGCACGGCTTTATACCGTGCGTTTTCTGTATTCCCTGGAAAGGTGAACGATTATAGACTGTTTGCTGGCTCTGTGTGCGATTGTGCGGCAATGAGAGTATAGGCATAGCGGTAAAAATAGAATTGATTACAGAGGCAATACGGGGCTTGTATTGTGTACCGGGAAAAGGTAAAAAAAAAACACCTCCCAAAAGGGAGGTGTTTAAAATTAGATTTTGATATCAACCTGGAATTTTTCCCGGGCTTGCTTTCTGTATTCTGATTGAATTCCCAAAACCGTTTCCCCGGAATAGCTGTCCGGGCTGGCAAGACTGGCCTGTTCCAGGTCAGCATATTTCAGTGATAACCAATCCGCCGCCTCTGAGGCTCTATCCCCGGCTATCGTCCAAATATCGAATAAGACTTTCATGATATACCCTCCAAAAAAAACAAAATTTGACTAGTGTTTATTTTCTTTTAAAAATGATACCAGGGTTTATTGTAGCACTCAATAATTTTTTGAATATCTTCTTCTTGTATCATTGGAATTTCAACCGGCACCGGCTGCATGGTGTCCGGGGTTAGGTAGTAACCGTAGCCGTATCGGGGCAGTAACTCAGCCCCGGAGCGGTTTATTATGTTCCGGCTGTCCTGGGCAGTAGGGCAGCGTAGGGCAAGACGGCAATCCACATTTACCTTGATTTGGCCGGGGATGATATCCCGTGTAGGCCTCTGTGTGGCCAATATGAGGTGTACACCCGCCGCCCGGCCAAGCTGGGCAAGGCGGCACAGCGGAGCCAGTACGGCTCTTTTTTGGGTGGTCATGAGGTCGGCAAACTCATCAACGAAAATATATAAAGGTGGTTCATCTGTCTTTACCTGGTTCTTTCGTTGCATGGTTCGGTAGCGCTTTTCCATCAGCCGGACAGCGGTATTTATAGCGTTTTCAATTTCCCGGGGTTCGCTGGAATACTGATAGACATTTTTTAAATGTCTGTACTTGTACAACTCAACCCGCTTTGGGTCTATCAGCAGTAAACCTCCGCTTTCCGGGGTAAAGAAACTGCTGTAAATCAGACCGTTTATTACTACGCTTTTTCCGCTCCCAGTGACACCGGCTATGAGTGTATGCGGCTGCTGTAGGATATCCAGATATAACCGGGGTATTGTTGCCTGGATGGGGTGGTACATTCTCTCACCCCCTGTAAACCAGCTTTTCAACACCGTTTTCTATCTCATACCGTGCTATTTCCGTTCCGTAAGCTGTATATAGTGACCAGTAATATAGCCTAGAAAAACGGGAATTATCCTTTTTCCGTGAATTGAAATATTCTGAGGTTTCCGTGGTGTAGTCGTTTTTCATTGTGATTTTATATTTCATTTTTCAGTACCTCCAATAAATAGTTTTATTAGCCGGTAAAACCATGTACCAATTTGCACACAGCCGGAAAAAATTACAAGATAGTATATGAAGGTTCTGTATGTTTCAATGCTCATAAAAACAGATTTCCTCCCCCCGTTTAAGCTCCCAACAGCCCACCCCACGACAGGCACACTCACTACAATTCCCACCGCACACTTTCCAGTTTTCCGCAGGTTCTTGACCACGAAAAACAACATGGGCAACGGGGAGGCTGTACGGGTTGTTAATTTTCATCCCCGGCCATTCCGAAAAAATCAAGTGTAGATTTTCTGGGATATCAATTCCGTTTAAAGTTCTGTTTACCATGTCGTATTGTTTTGTGAAACACAAAATTTCGCAGTGTGGATTATCGATAGCGGTACCTATTAGTTTGTGTAGGTATGCGTCGTTCGGTATATCCCCGGAAACATGAAACCGAAAATAACGAGATACGGATACAGCTTTTATTACCTGGTCCCAGTAGCTTTCCGGGTCTGTGGTTAGTAATTCAAGATTTCGGCTGTATGCGTTTCTGGTGGATTTATATATGCGGCACAGCTTAACAGCATAGCATTTTCTAGCACAGGTGCAACCGGCAGCACAGGTTATAACCGGCGGCAGGGACACGGACGGAATTTCACCCATCTTTCTGTTTCCGTGGGATATGGAAATCTTTAAATCACTCATGTTCTTTTGTCCTTTCTACCCTTTAGGGTTTCCCGCTGTGGGCGGGTGTTGGTGTGTCAAGCGTTTTCTGGATGGTTATATTATATCAAGCGTTTTCTTGAAAGTCAAGCGTTTTCTTGAATGTTTTTCAAGTTTTTTCTTGATAGTTTTTTCGCTGTCAAAACTTTTAACTTTTGCCCGGATAGGGTCACGGCTGCCGGGGTGGGTCTGTCCGTGGGTTTGTCCGTGAGTTTGTGAGCCGTTGCCGGGTTACCCGGTCAGCCGCCCACGGTGGGGGATGTGCTGCCGGGGTTGCGGGGCGGGTGAGTCCCGTAACCACCCGCAGAAAATAAAAAGGTAATTTACAAGAAAGTGCTTGACAAGCAACTTCTTGCGTGATATACTTCGCTTATAAAATCTAAGGAGGGCAAAATGAAAGCAAGAGATATTGTAAAAGAAATTATGGAGATAAAATCAGTAACTAATGCAACCATGGCTGACCGTTTATCTATTACACCGGCAGCTCTTTGGGACAGAATCAATACAAAGAAAACTAAAGATATTCCCGTTTCCACCCTAAATGAAATGTTAAAGGTGTTGGATTATAAAATTCTCATTGTTCCCCGTGAGGTTCGTACTCCTAATGGGGGGTATGTGATAGAATGATTTATGGTTATGCAAGGGTTTCTACCAAGGGTCAAGATAAATACGGGAATGGGAAAGAGGTTCAAGAGCAAGCTTTATATGCTGCTGGGGCTGTTAAAATCTTTTATGATAGCTTCACTGGAACTAAACTTCACAGACCAGAACTCGACAGACTTCTTTCTGTTATTCAAGAGGGTGATACCGTGGTGGTTGCTAAACTTGACAGAATAGCCCGTAATACAAAGGACGGTATTGAAATTATTGATACCATCGTCAATAATGGATGTTCAATTCACATATTGAATATGGGTTTGTTTGATAATACCCCTACTGGAAAACTCATGAGGACGGTAATGCTTGCCTTTGCTGAGTTTGAAAGAGATATGATAGTTCAAAGAACTTCGGATGGAAAAGCAGTTGCCAAAAGCAAACCCGGTTTCAAAGACGGTAGACCGAAGAAAGAAATTCCCGGATTTGAAAAATTCTTGCAAAAACAAAAAGAGGGTATTCTTTCTGTAGCAGAATGTTGTAAGGAACTCGGAATTAGCGAAAGAACATGGTATAGAAAAGTTAAGGAGGTAATACCTATGTGATACTGAGGGGTCTGTCCGTACAATAGTGGTGTACGAAAACAAGAAGACATACCAAAGGTATTACAGATACGGAAAAGATGGAGAATGGGTTGTTGGACAGCACGATGCTATTTTGAAAGATTAATATAGAATCATACAACCGGGTATGATTAAGCCAACTGGGGCTACTCATTTAAGAGTAGCCCCTTTTTTTTGTTTGGAGGAGTAACACGCATGAATACAGAAAAGATGCACGATAAAATATTTTCGGAAATAGAAAAAGACCCCTATTGTATAGAGGTCTATGAAGATATGTTTTCTTTTTGTCGGAATATTGAGAAAGATGAAAGAAAAACGGCACACAAATACTGTAGTGAATTGAGACATTGCATAGCTAAGAATATGGCAGAGGCAAAGGACAAGAAAGGCTTTTACGAATTGTACCGAAAGACATTGCTGTTTGATGCCCCGGTAGATTTGGATAGTTATCTTATTTATTTGGAGATAGATAGAAATCCGAATGAGAGATTTTATCAACCACGGAGAAAAGTATTAAAGAGGGTGGTAGATGCCCTGCAAAAGCTTACTGATGACGAACTGGACGAGTTGTTTGTCTCCATGCCTCCAAGAATAGGAAAGACATCTATACTTATGTTCTATGTAACATGGCTGATAGGACGGAACAGTGAAAAGAGCAATCTGTATTCAGCTTTCTCAGATATTATTACAAAATCGTTCTACAATGGTGTACTGGAGATTATAAATGACCCGGTAACATATAAATGGGCAGAGGTGTTCCCAGAGGCTAAAGTGGTGCAGACAAACAGCCAGGATGAAACACTGAATCTTGACCGTAAGAAAAGATATCCCACACTCACTTGCCGCTCTCTGTACGGAACACTGAACGGTGCTTGCGATTGTAATGGTATTGAGATTTCCGATGACCTTATCGGTGGTATTGAAGAAGCATTGAATAAAGACCGGCTTGTAGCTGCATGGGCGAAAGTAGATAACAACCTATTACCAAGAGCAAAAGAGACGGCTAAAATACTGTGGTGCGGTACAAGGTGGTCTATTGTAGACCCGGCTGGCATTCGTATGGAGTTATTGCAAAACGATGAAAGATTTAAAAACAGACGGTTTGTTATTATAAATATCCCTGCTCTGGATGATAATGACGAGAGTAACTTCCATTACGATTACGATGTAGGTTTCAGTACGGATTATTATAAGCAGAGACGAGCCTCTTTTGAGAGAAATAACGATATGGCAAGCTGGAACGCACAGTATATGGGTGAGCCTATCGAAAGAGACGGTGCCTTGTTTACCCCAGACGGAATGCGGTATTACAATGGTGAATTGCCGGATTATGAGCCGGACAGAATATTCATGGCCGTAGACCCTGCATTTGGCGGCGGTGACTTTGTGGCGGCCCCAATCTGCTACCAATACGGGAATGACATTTATGTACACGATGTTGTATATGATAACGGAGATAAGAAAACAACACAGCCGCTTTTGGTAAACGCTGTGGAAAAGCATAATGTGGCGGCCATGCAGATTGAAGCCACAAAAGCCACTGAGGCATATAAAGAGGGTGTAGAAGATATGCTCCGTGATAAGGGGATTAGGCTGAACATCACAAGTAAATCTGCACCAACAGATAAAGGTAAAAATCAGAGAATTTTCGATAAGGCCCCGGACATTAGGGAACTTATGATTTTCCGTGAATCCGGCAAGCGTAGTAAAGAGTATAGCCTGTTTATGCAGAATGTATTCTCTTTTAAAATGTTTGGGAAAAACAAAAACGATGATGCCCCGGACTCTCTGACTATGGCTATTAATATGGTGCTTAACCCAGTGCATAAAGTAGAAGTTTTTAAAAGACCTTTCTAAATGTAGTAACTTATACTCAATTTATACTGAATTGTACTCATTATTTGACTATTTGCAATTAAAATGTTATAATTAGACAAAATGAAAGGGGGTGCTGTGTTACGGAATTACACGGTAGACGAGTTATTTACACGGACGAAAAAGAAGTAAATGATGGAAATGTTGTTCAGATATTAAGTGATACCATCTATATTCATAATGTAAATTCCGCAAGCATTCAGTACCTTTACAATTATTACTGTGGCATTCAGCCGATTCTGCAAAGGGTAAAGGAAGTACGCCCGGAGATTAACAATAAAGTAGTAGTAAACCGAGCCAATGAGATTGTGGCTTTCAAGGTTGGCTATCTGATGGGTGAGCCGGTGCAGTATGTAAACCGTGGTAAGAATGAATCTGCTTCTGATGTTATCAATCAGTTGAATGAGTATGTCTTTGCAGAGGATAAGGCCGCAAAGGATAAGGACTTGGCAACATGGTTCACCATTGCCGGAACATCATACAGAATGGCATTGCCGGATAGGGGAGAAGATTCTGACGAAGCACCGTTTGAAATCTACACCCTTGACCCAAGAAACACATATGTTGTGTATTATTCCGGGTTGGGGCATAAGCCCATTATGAGTGTCAGCTATGTTATCAATAAAAAGCGTGGCATTGTGTACAGTGTTTATACTGACAAAATGTATTACGAAATTGTTGATGGACAGATTGTTGATAAGAAACCTCACATTCTTGGGATGATTCCCGTTATTGAGTATCCCGCCAATGAAGCTAGATTGGGTGCGTTTGAAATTGTTCTTCCTCTGTTGGATGCAATTAATGATGTTGCCAGTAACAGAATGGATGGTATTGAACAGTTTGTTCAAGCTTTGCTCATGTTTAAGGGTGTTGACATCAGCGGTGAGGATTTTGAACGGCTGAAACAAAAAGGCGGCATTAAGGTGCCGGCTGACGGAGATGTGAAGTACCTTATCCAGGAACTCAATCAAGCACAGACTCAAACTGTTGTAGACGATATGTACGAAACAGTACTTACAATTTGTGGAATGCCAAACAGAAATGGTGGTTCTTCCACATCTGATACTGGTTCTGCTGTCATAATGAGAGACGGATGGTCTGCGGCAGAGGCCCGGGCGAAAGATACAGAAATTGAATTTAAGAAATCTGAAAAGAGTTTCTTAAAGCTAATTCTCAAAATTACCGAGGATATCAAACAGCTAAAGATTGGATTGTCTGATATTGAAATCAGATTTACCCGCCGGAATTATGAGAATATCCAAGCAAAGAGCCAGGTGCTTGTTACAATGCTTGGTAACTCTAATATTCATCCGAGACTTGCGTTTGAGCATTGCGGTATGTTTGTTGACCCGGAAGTTGCTTATGCGATGAGCATGGAGTACGCAAACGAACAACAGAAGAAGACGATTTCTGAACTTGAAGAACTGAACATGGAAGAATCTGCGGAAGAGACTACGGAGGATGTAACTAACGCATCCGAAGAGGATAACACCAATGAAAACCAAGTATAACTTTGATGAATTGAATGTACTCACATATGAGTACACCGATAAAATCATCAAGTACATGGCAAAGCAAGTTTTCAGAATCTTTGATAAGTACCGTGTTTATCTTATATATGCTGACAGCCGTGATGTTTATAAGTACAGCAAACAGATGTATGACGAATTGTATACAGAGGTTTGGAAAGCCTATTATAAGCTTTACAGCAGGGTATACAAGGATAACGGTGGTCTGAATAAGCCGAAGAGAGATTGGGTTGAAGAATACTTGTTCGGATACAGCCCGGTAATGGAAGTTGTATTCTCACATGAATATGACCGAAAAGAAGCGAGGTTTGCTGAATCAGTTTTAGCATCGGATGACCGTCAATCGGCCATTGATAAGGGAATGCGGATTATTACCCGCATGATTAACCAAGGTGCTATTGAGGTTACTGATACCGCTGCACTGAAAGCCTATACTGAACCAGGTGCTATTAAGGTAGTTTGGTATGCAAACCAGGACGAGCGAACTTGCCGTGAGTGCATGATGAGAGATAAGAAAGTTTACTCTATTGATAAAATCCCGCGGAAACATCCGAATTGTAGGTGCTGGCTTAAACCCGCAACACCGAGGATATTGTGATGATTGATACGATTCCAGATACTGTTTCAAAAGCAATCGTTGATTCGCTACGGCGGGGAAATGATGTTGAAGTTAAGAAGATTAACGGACAGATTGTTGTCGTAGAAATTAAAAGAAAAGTTAAAATAAAAACTTCCGTATAACGGGATACGGAAAAGAGCCAACTGGGGCTATGAGTAGAAATACTCATAGCCTCTTTTTATTTAGATATTACCCCGTGTACAGGGGTTGTCAAAAATTGTCAGAGAAGACATTAAAACGCAAGCATGGTCAGAGAAGACTTAAAAACGCAGGAGGAAATATGGATACTAGCAAAATCAATGGTTATGAAACCATGACCGCAGAAGAGAAAGTTGCAGCTCTGGAATCTTACAATGTTCCGGCCCCGGATTATTCCGGCTATGTGAAAAAGGAACAGTTTGACAAAGCGGCATCAGAGGCATCCGAATGGAAGAAGAAGCATAACGCTCTCCTATCTGAGGATGAACGCAAGAAAGCCGAATCAGACGAGGAACTTACCAAGATGAGAGAAGAACTTGCCTCCATGAAGCGGGACAAACTTATCAGCGAACACAAGGCTGAGTTTATTTCCATTGGCTATGACGATGAACTGGCTACTGAAAGTGCAGAGAGTTTTGCCAATGGGGAAATTACCAAAGTGTTCGCAAACATGAAACGATTCCTGGAAAATCACGATAAGGCTTTAAAGGCTGAACTGATGAAATCAACACCGACTCCCCCGGCTGGTGTAGGTAATGATTCCGGCTTGGATTATGACCGTGCCATTTCCGATGCTCAATCTCGTGGGGATATGGTTAGTGCCGCCGCCTTTTTGAGAAAGAAACAGGAAACACTTAATTTATCTAAATAAGGAGGATTGCTATTATGGCAACTAACGAAACTTATGTAATGACTTCGCATAATCTGCTGAACTACAGCGGTATGCTCTTCAACAAGGGTAACACCAAGACTCCCTTTTCCACCGTTATTGGTGGCAAATCCCGCAATGTAAATCACTGGGCATTCCCCACCTCTCTGGCATTCACCACGGGTGGCGGTTCTTCTCAGCCCGCTATTACTGAAACGGCCTCTCTGACAGCACCCAACCCCGAGTTTGTAACTCGCACCCAGGCTACCAATGTGTGCCAGATTTTCCAGAGAGCGTTGTCCATCTCCTATGGCAAGCAGTCCAGCATGGGCCAGCTGTCCGGCCTCAACATTGCCGGTGCTATGGCTAACCCCGCAACCGAACTGGACTTCCAGGTAGCAAATGCCATGCAGGCTATTGCCAATGATATTGAGTACACTTTCCTCAACGGTGCATACCAGGATGGTAACTACGATGATGTAGCCTACAAGACCCGTGGTATTACCGCAGCTATCACCACCAATGTCAAGGCCGCATCCTCTGCCGGTCTTGGATTCTGGCTGATTGCTGAACTGGTTGAGGCTATTGCCAATTCCTATGCTCCCACCGATTCTCTGATTCTGATGGCAAAGCCCGTAAACATCATGCAGCTGAACGCTGATGCTTCTGCCAACGGTCTGACCGTAATCCCCGCTGTGAGAGAAATCAACGGCATCAAGATTGACGAACTGATTACTCCCTTCGGCAATGTTGGTCTGATGGCTAACCCCTATGTAGCATCCGGCACCGCCATTCTGTTCAACCCCACCATTTGCTCTCCCGTTTACATGGATGTTCCCGGCAAGGGCAACTTCTTCCTGGAGGAACTTGCAAAAACTGGTGCCGCTGACAAGTATCAGATTTACGGTCAGTGCGGTCTTGACTACGGTGCTGAATGGTATCACGGCAAGATTACTGGCCTGGCTACCACCTTTACCGCTCCCACCTACAGCAAGAAAGTTTATGTGGCTGGCGGTTCTGTTGAAATCGGCAACACAGGTGACATCGGTGTTAAGGTTAACAACACCACTGCTGCTCCCGTAAACACCAAAGAAGTAACCGGCTGATGAATCGAGGTGAGCAATATGTCGGAAAACGAAAAGCTTGAAAGGCTTAAAGCCATGACGGGTGAGACGGACACAAGCGTATTGCTCACCTATCTTGCCATTGCGGGGGAGAGGGTAATCCGAAAGGCTTACCCTTTCCGTGAAGACATAACCGAAGTGCCAGCCAAGTATGTTTCTGTACAGCTTGAGGTTGCTTGTTTTCTTCTGAATAAACGAGGTGCAGAGGGTGAAAAGGCTCATTCCGAGAATGGAATCAGCCGCACCTATGAAAATGCGAATGTGCCGGATTCTATGCTTTCTTCTATTACTCCTGTTGTGGGGGTGATTTAGTGAAATGCCTAGCGAGAGATAAGACCCCTTTTTGGTACTGTTTGTTTTTAGAAAAAACAGCCATTACCACCACGGGCGGCTATGAAACCGGGGAGTATAAAAACACCTACGGAACAGCCGTTAAGTGTTTAGGAAATGTTTCTCAACCGTCTGGCACGGCACAAGTTGAGATGTTTGGTAATTTTGCAGATTACGATAAGGTAATCATTGTAGATGATATGTCATGCCCTATTACGGAGAACACCGTTCTTTTTGTTGATATTGAGCCTACCTATGATTCTGGTAATCCTAGGTTTGACTACATTGTTAAGCGTGTAGCTAAAAGCAAGAACAGTGGTATTTCGTATGCGGTGAAAAAGGTCAGATAATGAGAATTACCATTAGCGGGTTGGACAAAACTATCAACCATCTAAAGAAGTATTCTGAACGACTATCAGAGAAAAATAAGCTATTCCTGGAAAAGCTTGCACAGATTGGTATTGACGAGGCCACCATTAGATTTTCAACAGCACAATATGACGGTACAAACGATGTTTCCGTATCAGCTACCCCGGAATGGGTATCTGATACTACTCTCCGTGTATATGCTACTGGTTCCACTCTGTTTTTTATAGAGTTTGGTACTGGTGTGCATTATTCCGAACAGCATCCGAAAGCCGGAGAATTTGGATTTACAAGGGGTGGTTACGGCCACCACCTTGGTAAACTTGATAGTTGGAGATATGAGGGTGACCCAGGCACAAACGGAGAGCCGGATGAAAAGCACCCTGGTTATATTAAAACTCACGGTAACCCACCGGCAATGGCTATGTACGGAGCAGCCGAGAAAATGAAGAATCAAGTTTTAGAGATTGCGAGAGAGGTGTTTAAGCATGATTGATGTTGAGCCACAAGTGTATAGCAAGGTTGCTACAGCGTTGAGAACTGCTCACCCCGGTATCAATGTGATAGGCACTCTTGAATTTGCACCGTCTTCGTTCCCGGCAGTTTGTTTTGAAGAATCTGACAATTACGGATATTCCGAAAGTGCGGACACAAGCAGTAGCGAGAATCATGTTGTCGTTACTTATGATGCAAATATCTTTTCTAATGCCATTACCGGGTGTAAAGCCGAGGTAAAGGCAATACTGTCAACGATTGACAGCACAATGAATGCGTTAGGTTTCCGCAAGATTACGCAAATGCCCATGAAGCAAGAGAACGGAATCAAATGCAGATACCTAGCAAGGTACCAGGCCGTTGTTGGGTCTGACCAAAAAATATATAGGAGGTAAGAAATGGCAATTTCGTCTTATAAAATTTATCTGATGAAAGGTACTACTACTGGTAGTACTACTACCTACGAAAAACTTGTAGATATCATTGATTTCCCGGATTTGGGTGGTACACCAGATGCTCTGGAAACCACTACTCTGTCTGACAAGCAGAAAACTTCTATTCCCGGCATTGACAATGTAGATGCTCTGGAATTCAATGCAAACTATTCTGCTACAGACTATGCCACGCTAAAGGCTCTTGAGGGTACTAAAACCCCCTATGCTGTGTGGTTTGGTGCTACCGAGACTAGCGGTGTTGTTACTCCCAGCGGTACTGACGGAAAGTGGTCTTTTGAGGGCTATCTGAATGTACATCCCACCGGGGCCGGTGTAAACGAGGTTGTAAAGATGGCTATCAGCATCATGCCCGCAACCAAGATTACATTCTCCACCGCCCAGGGCTAAATGATTTTGGAGGTTTCTTATGGCTAAAACAATTACAGTAAACTTTGAGGGGAACGAGTACACTCTTGAGTTTACAAGAAAGACTATTGAACTCATGGAAAAGCAGGGCTTCGATATTTCTGCTATTTCCAGTAAACCTATGACAATGATTCCGTCACTGTTTAAGGGTGCATTTCTTGCCCATCATCGTTTTGTAAAGGATGAAGTAGTGGACAAAATCCTTGGGCAGATGAAGGACAAGATGGCTCTCCTGGAGAAGCTGGCTGAGATGTATAACGAGCCTATGGAAACTCTCCTTGCCGACAACGATTCGGAGGGAAACGCCGAGTGGGGAGCGAGTTGGTAACTGGCTCGACTTCCCCTGCCGGGGGCGGGGATAATCCCGCCCCCATTTCATATACAAAGGTATTCATTGAACAGTTACCTTTCTATATGTCTATAGGAATGACATACGATGAGTTTTGGTATGACGATTGCTGTAAAGCAAAGTACTATAGACAAGCGTTTGAAATAAGTAAAAACAGAAAAAATCAAGAGATGTGGATTATGGGGGCATATGTGTATGAGGCAATATGCGATGTTTCCCCGGTACTCCACGCTTTTGCTAAAAGTAATACAAAGCCTTTACCGTATCTTTCCGAGCCTTTCCCTTTGAGCAAAAAAGAGGCAGAGGATATGGAGAGAGCGAAAGAGGCAACGAGAATCGCAAACATTAAAGCCCGAATGTCTGCCTGGGCATCAGCTGTAAATGTTGCAAAAGAAGATTTAGGAAAAGGTGGTGAAACTAATGGATGGAAACATTGATAAGCTTACCATTGAAGTAGACAGTAACACAAGCAATGCTAGTAGCAATATCGAGCGGCTTATAAGCAATCTTGAAAAACTACAAGGTATTGAACGGTCTACCGGGCAGGACTTATCCGGGGGTGTTGATTCTTCAAACCACAAAGTTAAAGAACTTTCTAAAATCGTGGAAGAAACTTCCAGTAGAATGTCAATGCTGAAAGATAAAATAAGCACTGTCACAAATTCCGTTGGTAGTTTTACTGGAAAGTTTAAAAAAGCATTCTCGGTTATAACTGGTTTTTTTAAATCTCTTGGCAGAATAGCAACATATCGGATTTTTAGAACCATCATTGCAACCATCACATCCGCTTTCAAATATGGTATAAACAATTTATATAAGTATAGCTCCTCGTTAGGTGGGGAATTCGCCACAAATATGGACTCACTAACTTCATCTTTTCAGTATTTGAAGAATAGTTTGGGTGCTTTGGCGGCTTCTTTAATAAACGCATTAGGCCCATCTTTGAGCAATTTAATAGATAAATTCGCAACGCTGAATAACCTTGTTGCACAATTTTTTGCAGCATTGAGTGGGAAAGGAACATATACAAAAGCCGTAAAAACAGCAGAATCCTATGGGGATGCTATAGGTGGTGCGGCATCTTCTGCAAAAGCGTTGAATAAGTATTTAGCCGGGTTTGATGAGTTGAATGTTATGTCCTCTGTGTCTTCCTCTGGCGGCGGAGGTTCTTCCGTAAATTACGAAGATATGTTTGAGGAGTCTCCCATCAACCAAGAGATTCTTGATTTTGCTGAGAAAGCGAAAAGCTTATTTGAGAAAATCAAAGAACACGCATTGGCCATTGCCGCAGCTTTATTAACCTGGAAAATCGCATCGGCTTTTACATCCAATTTGTTCACAATACTTGGACTAGTAACTGCGGTTGTGGGTGCTGTTGAACTTATTACGGGTGCAATAGATGCTTGGAAAAACGGAGTTGATTTTGAAAACCTACAAAAAATGATGCGTGGCACAATTTTGTTAGTTGTAGGACTTACGGTTGCACTTGGGCCAGTAGCCGGAGCAATAGGGTTGCTGATAGGAGGAATTGCCCTACTTGTGGTGGGGTTTAAGGACTGGATTAAAACGGGTGAATTATCAACTGAAACATTTTTCGCACTTGAGGCTGGAATCCTTGCCGTTGGTGGTGCGTTGGCTATTGTCGTAGGTTGGCCAGCGTTGGTTGTGGCGGCCGTAATTGGGTTGGCTCTGATCATATATAAATATTGGGATGAGATAAAGGCTTATACCCTTAAAATTTGGACGAGCGTTAAAGAAAAAATTGTAGGGACTTGGGAAAACATCAAAACTAATATTGAGACAAAAATTGAAAATATCAGAAGTGGTATCAAATCTAAATTTGAAAACATCAAAACTACTATTGAGACAAAAATTGAAAATATCAGAAGTGGTATCAAATCTAAATTTGAAAACATCAAAGCCACTATAAAATCTGCTATTGAGAAAATAAAGAGTTTCTTCAATTTCTCTTGGTCTTTACCTCATTTGAAACTTCCGCACATTACCATTACGGGTGGGTTCTCATTGAGTCCTCTAAAAGTACCTAAATTCAGTTTGTCCTGGTACGCAAACGGTGGTTTCCCGGATGCCGGAGAACTGTTTGTTGCCCGTGAAGCTGGTGCCGAAATGGTAGGTAGCATTGGTGGCCGTACTGCCGTAGCAAATAACGAGGATATTGTTAATGCCGTATCGCAGGGTGTTTATCGTGCAGTATCGCAAGCCAATGGTAACGGAAACGGCACTGTAATTCAGTTTGTTGTGGATGGCAAAGTGTTCTATGAAGAGGTTGTAAACCGCAATAGAACAGAAACAAGAAGAACTGGGCTTAACCCCATGATGGCATAAGGAGGAGTTTATGAGCCTAGTAATAAACAAAGTTGATACCGCAGGGGAGTGGATGGTGGACACGAACCATCTCTACATCCCCAGTGCGGGGATTCAGATTGAACATCAGAATGTGGCCGGTTCTGAGAGTGGTAGAACAGAGGACGGCCTTATGCACATTAATTGGGTTCGTAGAGATGTATACAAGGTGCATTTCAAATGGTCTGCCATGTCAGAAAGCGAACTGAATAATATCATTTCCTGGATGCAAGGCAAAGAGTACACCTTAAAGTTTGTTGACAGAGGTGTAACAAAAACAATTTCGGCATATTCCAGTGAATGTAGCTACAACTTCTACACAGATGACTATCTAGGTAGCGGTGAGGCTTTATACACGGATGTATCAATAAACGCTATCGAATTGTAAGGAGGTGTTAATGTGACCAATAAAATTGTAAGAGGTGACGGTGTTACAGTAATCACCGGGGCTTCATTACTATCTACGGAATTTACGGAGCAAATTAACACATCCGATGACCTAACATTCGGTAGCGTTTCTTCCTCTTGTTTAACTTGTGAGGTGAGAGGGGCATATGCTGATTCTGTTGCTGTGGGTGAAGAATTAAAATACTACCATGTAGACGGTAATACGGACACGCTTATTGGTACTTTTTATGCCGAAAAACCAACGATTTCCGGCAAAAATGCGTATAAATTCACCGCATATGATGCAGTAAACAAACTGGACAAAGACCTAACAGAATGGGTAAAGGCCCAAACATACCCAATGACATTGTTGGTCTTTGCCGGGGCGGTATGTACTGAATGCGGACTTACCTTTACAAACAACACAATGATTAACGGAACGCTGTCTGTGAATGCCATTGACGGCACCGGGATTACTGGCCGGGCATTGATGGGGTATGTTGCTGAAATTGCGTGTGGTTTTGTGAAAGCAACTACTACCGGGGATATTGAAATTTCGCAATTATCTACCAACAGTACATATGAGATTGCTCCGTCTAAAAGCGGGGGAAGTTTGAATAGGATTGCGTATTTCTCCGGCGGTTTGAGTTATGAGAATTTCGTAACAACGCAGATTGCCAGGGTTCAAATCAATGTGGTGAATGATGACATTGGTGTAGATTATCCATCTTCTTCTACCGGGGAAACATACTCAATTTCCAACAATCTTATTCTGGCCTCTTCACCAAGTACAGATTTGGCTGCGGTTGCCCAGGATATATACAATTATGTACATTCTATCCAGTATACACCTTGCAAGGTGAATACGATAAAAACAGATGCGATTAGGGCGGGGCAGCTTGTACAAGTAGTAGATATTAACGGAACAACTTTTTCAACAATCATTATGAAGTTAACGCAGAGTAGTAGCGGTAACTCATACGAAAGCACCGGCTCAAAGACCCGTAGCAATCAGAGTGGAGAAGATAAGTTTGTTTCTCTTGTTTCCAATGCGGTACAGATTGATAAATGCGTAAGATTTAAGAATCTGGAAACCGAGGGAGAAACTGAAATAAACGGCGGGAACATTATCACCGGGGAAATTAAATCCCAAAACTATGAGTGGGCAAGCGGTGACGATTTCCCAACAAACGGGACAGTGCTTCGGTTGGAAGATGGTCTTTTGGCAACACCTTACTTTAAAAGTAGTGACACTGGGACAGATGTTGTAGGTACTCTGAAAAGCATTTCCGTACCAATTGGTGATTTCAAATGCGAGGACTATACCGAGGATGATAAGACTAGGGTAAGCGGAATTATCCGAGGAGATATTGAACCGACAGACGAGGACTACGAAAAGTATGATATAAACCGGGACGGGGTTATCAACAACCAAGATAGAATACGAATAAATCATTTGGTTGCAGGGCATAGTGGTGTCGAAGCGGACGATTCTTGGACAAGAGTTGTACTCACATGGCAAGTTAGAATTACAGCAGGAGAAGATAAGAATATTGAAGTTGGTAAAACGCAAACCGTTACAACGCTTGCGGGGGCAACCGAGGAAACAACCTGGTACAACTTCTATTCTTCAATAGAGGGAATTGCCTCGATGTCCTATAGTCTACTTGATGAGGCGAAACACATTACCCCGATTACAAATCATGTTGTAGAATCTGGAACAGACGGAAATTGGACATATCGTAAATGGTCTAATGGTGATGCTGAGTGTTGGTGTCATGAGGCATACACCGGGGTTACATCGTCTGCCTCCGGGAGCATTCATGTTTGTGAATTGGGATATGTTGATTTCCCAAGTGGTCTTTTTGTAGCCGTGCCAGATTGCACAGCAACATTAAAAGGTGGTTGGGGGGGTTGTATGGCATTCGATGGCGATACAGCGGCAACAACATCACATACACAAGGGTTTGCCGTATATCGTCCAACATCTGCAAGCAATGCCGGATTTACTATCAGTATATCTGCAAAAGGTATATGGAAAAATTCTTAAAAAGGAGGTATTACTTTGAGAATAGTAAAAGCTTCAAATGGTGTTTTGCTGTTGGGCAAAAAGGGAGAAAATCTTGCCACCCAGGTTCAGTTTGATGTAAAGGATTGGATTGAAGAGTTTGGCACCGGGTCTTTCGCTTTGCTCCATCAGCGTAAAACGGACACACAGCCTCATGCAGTAGTAATCACTACATCAGAGGGTATTGTGTATTGGAATGTAGCAGACACAGAGGTGGCAATTCCAGGCCCAGGTGTTTGCGAATTGCAACTAACTGTAGGAACTACTATTGCCAAATCTGTTACATGGGTAACAACCACGATTGATTCTTTATCCCCCGCTGGCAATCCTCCCGCCCCGTGGCAATCTTGGGTTACGCAGGTGCTGAATGCCGCTTCTTCCGTGGAAGAGGCTGTAGAGCATTATCCCTATATTGACGAAACAAGCAAACACTGGATTGCATGGGATGTAGAAAACGAGGATTGGTATGATACGGGTGTATCTGCAAAAGGTGAGAATGGTATTTCTCCTCACATTGGTGCTAATGGTAACTGGTGGATTGGTGATGTGGACACGGGTGTCCCCGCTAGTGGAACAAGTAATGACCACAGAAACCTATCCAACAGAAATGCCGCAAATCAGCATACGATGTCTGCCATTACTGGTCTTGTAACCGCTCTGGAAGATAAGTACGATTTGCCGGACAGTGGTATACCGTATAACGATTTGTCTGATTCGGTACAAGACTCTTTGGACAAAGCCGATACAGCTTTGCAATCTGTTCCAGACACATATCGCACATCCGCAGCCCAAGACACTATAGATGCAACCAAACTAAAAGAGCCTTCTTCCGGCATGGATGTCGGCAAGTATTTCCGCATTGCTTCGATAGATGCAAGCGGACACGCAGTGCTTGAAGCGGTGGATGCTCCGAGCAGTGCGATGAAAATCAAGCTTGCCGGCACAGCCAAAACTCCTGATTCTGACGGATATGTGAATATTCCAGCAGGCACATCCAGCGTTTCTGGATTGTGTTTGCCGATGGGGGAGAGTTACGGAATATGGTTCAATTCTGCCAATGGAGCATTTGCAATATCGAAAGCTGAAAATTTTCAAATATCCGCAAGAACGCAACACTATAAGCCAATCGTTCCTGCAACCGTGGACTATGCTGTTAAAGCCGCCATGACAGACGGCGTTGGCGCAGCCTGGACAGACAGCGAAAAAGCCGGAGCGTGGTCTCGCCTTAATTCCATCAAAACCACAATGGATGCCGTAGCCGTTGCCGGAGCAGAATACTTCTTGGGTGAGCAGAGTTCCGTTGCTATTACGCTTCCGTCCTCTCCTTTAACCGGGCAGGAAATCGAAATTGTATTCTACAGCGGTGCAACCGCAACAACGCTTACTTGTTCTAGCACATTCCTCGGAACGCTACCGACTCCTTCGGCAAATCAGCGTATCGAACTGAACTTCTTGTGGGACGGCACGAACTGGGATTTGGTTTCTAAGGCGGTGGCGGTATCGTGACAAGACGAAGAGCATTGCTTTCTTTTGGCGGTACTGGTTATATAACAGACGGCTTAGACCTTTGGTTTGACGGAATCAACAACACAAGGAACGGTCATGCAACCTCAATTACAACATGGGAAGACCTATCTTCTAATCATTATGATGCCGTAAGCGACACTGCGGTTACCGTTGGCGATAATTATGTTCCGTTCACTGGCAATACAATATTCTAAAATCGTGGAACTGCTCCGAACGATTTACTGGATGCCGCTCAACCAGGAACGCTGGAAATTGTATTCGTGCAGAACAACTCCAACATAATGGCACTTTTTCTAGGATGTGCATATGATGACTTCCAAGGAACAAATCAAGGTCTATGGTATAGACCATCTTCTAACGGATACATTGTACGCTCTGGAAGTAATGGACAAGGGTTCAGCAAACTTTCAAATCCATCTTTATCAATATCTTCATTCGTTACAGTGTATGATAGTAATTCCCAAAATTCGTACAAAGACGGAAATTATCTTCTTGATGGCAATCGAGGTGGAAATCTTGCAAACCATGCTCCATTCTCTATAGTTGGGAGATTTAGAAACGCTATGGCATATACTTTAAACGGTAAAATTTATGCCATTCGCCACTACAACATAGCCCTATCTGATGCGGAGAGGCAACACAACTACAACCTCGATAGAGAGAGATTTAATTTTTAGGGAGGATTAAAATATGAACTACTGCAAAATTACCACAACAAAATCGGCACAGATTATGCCGAACCCTTATCACTTGACCGTGGCAAATCCTACGGATGCCACAAAAGCAGTCATCGCAGGACTTGACAACTGGTTGCCAATGACCTATACAGAACAGCCGACCTATGACCCGGAAACACAGTACCTCACGGAATACTGGGAAAACGAAAACGGAACTGCGGTACAGCATTGGGAGATTCACGACCTGCCTACTCCAGAACCTACACTGGAAGACCGTGTAGAAGACCTTGAAGGTGGCATGGATGCACTGGTAGGTGATGGCGAATGAGTTATGCTGAGAAAGCCTCTGAGTTTCGCAATGCTATGTCCATTGCATTTGTCACTCTATCCGAAAAAGGTGACATTGATGAGGTAACTTCCGCAGAGCATTCCGAGATGTTCGCAGAGTGGGAAGTAGGCATTGCATACACTATTGGCAATATCAGACAGTACAACGGAAACCTGTACAAGTGCTTACAAAATCATACCTCGCAGACAAGCTGGACTCCAGACACTGCCGTATCTCTGTGGAAGAAGATTGGTGACCCTACCGTGGAGTACCCCGAATGGTCACAGCCAGTAGGTGCTACCGATGCCTATCAGATTGGAGACAAGGTTTCCCACAATAGCAAGCACTGGGTATGCACCGTTGCTAACAATGTGTGGGTGCCTGGTGTGTATGGATGGAACGAGGTGACCTAACAATGGCTTGCAAAAAAGGTAAAAAGCGTAAGTAATAGGAGGATAATATGGCAACTGTAACAGAACTTCTTAATATCGCAAGGGCAGAGGTTGGAACAAAAGAAAACCCTGCCGGAAGTAATAATGTTAAGTACAACACTTGGTTCTACGGAAGAACAATCAACGGAAGTGGTTATGCTTGGTGCATGGCTTTTGTGCAGTGGTGCTTTAACCAAGCAAAAATGCCGCTTGGTAAGGTTACTGCCGGGTGTACCACATTCATGAACTGGGCGAAGACCACGGGTCAGTGGTACACTTCCAACTATAAGCCGGGTGATGTTCTGCTGTTTGATTTCGATTCCGATAAGGGAGAATCCGAACACACTGGTATCTGTGAATCCGTTACCGGGAATATCGTCAACACCATCGAGGGGAACACATGGATTGGCAACGATACAGCCGGTGGTGCGGTCATGAAGAGACAGAGAAGTACATCCGTTATAATCGGCGCATATCGTCCGAAGTATGACGAGGAAAAGAAGAAAGACATTGCTCTTGGTGAGATTACTTCCGTTAACGGTAGCCGTGGTGCAGATTGCCTTGTGCTGCTCGTTGGCAAGTCCTCTACCGGCTTTAACAAGTGGGGTGTGGATGTTATCTTCGACAACACTGGAACGGTTCTCAAGGTCGTTAACGGCGGCGAGAACACAACTATTCCCTCCGGCTGTTATTGTCTATCCGGGCATGGTAAACAGACCTCCTACCTTATCAGCCACTACAAGGTTGGCAGTAAGATTAAGGTGTTCTAATGAAGAAGAAAAAGGTAGAGTGGTCGAAGATTATCTGCGGTGTAATCATAGTCTACGGCATGGTAATGGGTATCATTTATTACATTGCCGTGTTCTGTGATAAGACCGTAGATAGCGGTCTAGCCGTGCAGTGCGTGATTACAATCATCGGTGCTTTCGTTAGTTACATATTATACAACTTCGGTCTGAAGAACAGCCGCAATAAGTATGGTGTTGACTCAGACGGACAGCCATTCCGCACATACACGGAAGACCAGGAAGAACAGATAACCTACGATAAGATAAGAGAGGAATATGCAAATGTGGACAATGTTAATTCGTGAACTTCCCACCATTGCAAGTATCGTGGCACTAGTAATTGCCCTCGTAAAATTCGTAATTCAATCTGTCCGTGAGAAGAATTGGAAAGAGGTTGTAAAACTCGTTACAAATCTTATGACCGAGGCTGAGAAAAAATTTTCTACCGGGGCAGAGAGAAAAGAGTGGGTTCTTGTAATGGTTAAGGCAAGCTCTGACAGCATTAACTACAACATCAATATGCAAGATGTTGAACAGCTTGTGGATGACCTCTGTGCAATGTCCAAAAAGGTGAACAACGGTTCAGACAAGTAATCTGCATTTCGGTGGAGGGGAGGAAGAAACAATGCTTGCAGAGATTGTTAAAATTGCCGGCTCGATTACAACCATCGCAGCTGCACTCGTTTTGCTCATAAAGCCTATTCGCAACCAGGTGTTCGGTCTTGAGAAGATTCAGAACGGTCAGCGGTGTTTGCTCCGGGCAGATATGCTTAAAGCATATTATAACAACAAATCCGCACAGAAGATTCGCCAGTATGAATATGAGAATTTCCTAATGGAATATACCGCATATAAGGCTCTCAAAGGTAATAGTTTTATCGACAAGATTAAAATTGAAGTGGACGATTGGGAAGTAATATCATAAAGGAGGTTGAAACCAATGGCTGATAAAGTTGAAAAAAAAGAAACTATAAAGGTGTCCGTAACGGCAAACGCATTAAATGTTCGCACCGGCCCAGGAACAGATTATCCAGTGGCAACCGTTATCCCTAATGGTGGTGTACACACAATAGTAGATACTGACGGAAACTGGGGCAAACTGAAAAGCGGCGCCGGCTGGATTTGTCTTGATTTCTTGCGGAATTTGTAATGAATTTTGTAATGAAATCCGCAAAGCCTTGTGGCACAAGGACTTGGAGGCACTAATAGTAGTGTTCAAATCCATCCTTCTCCGCCAAAACAAAAACCCAGGAATTGCAATGATTCCTGGGTTTTCCTTATATTTC